TTAATATAGGCGGCCCCGGCGGTATTCCGAAAGACGATCTCGATGGCCGAAGAGAAAATGACGTTGAACCCATCGAAGTAGACAGGGTTATCGCTCCTGAAAACGAAATTGTCGACGATCTCCGCCCTATTCTCGAACCAGTCGATCCACTCCTTCACCTTGAGAAACAGGAAGTTCATGAACTGGAACGGCGGTTTCTCGCCGGAGAGCCATCCGGTGTCCTTCTTGCCTTCACTCGGCTCGACCGAAAAACTCGGATCGCCGTCAGCCCAACGCGGTTTCGTAGGTTTTGCCATGTACGTCTCCTATTATAAGGACTGGAACAGCCCGCCAACAAACCGATCTCGCGTGTCGCCCAAGCCCAAGGTGCGCTCGCTTTCGTTCAACAGCGAAAACGCGATAGTGTGCGGAACCACCTTAGCAAACTTCCCGCCGACTGTCACGTCTAACTTGTCACCGAAACCGAGTCCTTGCGTGTCGCCCTCGAATGTGAAGGCCACCGCGTCGTCGAACCAGCCAATGAACACGAGTCGGACGCCTCCGGGAAGAACTTTCTGCAAGATGAGATAAAAATCGTTCACGTCGGCGAGGACCAAGGCGGCGAAGATTCCGCCGACCGAAGGGAAGAAAACGTCCCCGAAGCCTAGCCCGTCGATGCCCCCCTCGAAGGCGAAGGCGTCCACGCCGTCATTCACCACGTCGTACTCGAAGTTCACGTCGGCGAAGATCGAGCAGGATACGTCCATCTGCAAGTTGATGTCTTGGAAGTAGATCGTGACGAAAATGCCGCCGACCGAGTCGTCCAATAGATCGCCGAAGCCCAAGCCGTCCATCCCACCGGCGAAGGCGAAGGCCAACTCGCCAGCGGGGACGAAATTGGCCGTGTTGTGCGGGAAATAGTGGACCCGCGATGCTCCGGTGATGAGCTTGAAGACGGAGATGAGATTCTCCGGCGTGCCCTGCGACGTGTTGATCGCTATGCGGGCGAGGATGCCCGTCCTGTATTCCGGGTCGAACCTGCCCTTCCGATCTTCCCCGACGATGCTTCCGAGGCCATCCAACTGCTCACCGACCGCTGTCAGGATGTTCCGGTCTTGGAGAAGGTCGAACAGCATCTTCTCGATGTCTTGCTTCGGGGTGGCGAAGGCCCTGACCATCCCATCGATCAATGGTTTTTCCTTGAACTGGTGCGCCAGCCGAGCGACGGCTTGGTTTTCGTGATCTAAGATTTCGGTCACGTTGCTCATAATCAAATCACCGTAATCGTGATCCTGCTTGAATCAAAGACGCTGACCTCGAACTCCTCGATCTCGATGTTGTCGTCGGAAGTCGGGGCCGGAGCGGTGCCGATCTCGATCTCGATGTCCGTGATCCCGGCGATCTCATGGATCGCGCAAAACAACTGCGTCGTTATCACGTCGTCCCCGATCCCGAAGTTCTCGTCTGCGTAGGCGACGATTGCCGCCTCGACCTGATCCGACCCGTCCGTCGGGAAATCGGCGTTGGTCGTCAAAGTCACTTCGACCCAAATCTCGATCTCGTCCGGGCGGTCGAACTTGATCGTCTGCGAGAAGCCTTGCGTGTCGGTGATGATCTTCACGATGTCCCCGACAAGCTGAATCCCTGCTGGGGCTACGAGCCAAATCTGTTGAGCGATCTCATCCTCGTCCCCGCCGACAAGAACGACCTGAATCGAATGGGGGGGCCGTCCGGCGAAGTCAAAGACGTTCGAGGTGTTGTGGAAGACCCGCGCGTCCGTCACTTCATCTATCTCAAGCATTCGGGACCGTATTGCCTCGACCGTCCCTGCTCCTGCCGTGGCGAGGGTCTCGTTCCGACGCAACCGAAGCTCGGCGTCGGTTTCGATCTCGGTTCCGGGGTTAATATCCAAAGGATTTCGGAACGAGTCCCATCCCGACACCGGAGATTCGATGACCGTCAAGCTCTCGGCGGGGGCTGTGACGACTCCCGTGCTCTCGGCCTCAAGATCGCAAGTGACATTCGGCAAGACTCCTTCGGTCGTGGCCGAGAAGTTGAGCGAGACTTGAAGGCCCAAGAGGGTAAGCGTGTTGGTCCCGACTTGGAGAAGCGGTTGATTTTGTTGCCCGTCGTCTCCGGCGAATGTCGCGGCGAAGCCAGCGGCAAAATTTCCAGAGACCGTCACCCCCGAAAGATTCGTCAAAGCATTGAGAGCCGTCTGAATATCAACTGCCGTCGAGAGGTTGGTGAGACTTCCCGTTTCATCACCGTCGAAGATCAATGTCCATGTTCCGGCATCCGGCACCGAGGAAAACTGAATAAGCTGAACTTCGTCCGTTCCCGCCGCGATGGTGTTCGCTATCGTCGTGATGAAGCGGGCGACGGGATTTCCGTTGACCGAGACGACCGATCCGGCGGGGATGACCGTCCCCAAAGTTCCGGTGGCGATACCGCTCCCATTGCCCTTCGTCGCTTCGAGCCTCTTGATCCCGGTAATCGCCACGACGTTGTCGAGGGCTACTCCACTAGCCGTATCAGGATACTGCGAATTGTAGACTGCCTGTGCGAGTTCCCACACGAGGGCTTCGCGCTCCGAGATGATCCCGACGATCTGTCCCAAGAGTTCTGTCGGCAACAAATTGATGCCGACTCCGAAGATGGTTCTCAAGGAGGACTCGATCTCCGTCTTGATGTCGGTCAATCGCTTGATCGAAAAACCACTGGGAAGCAATCCAAATTCGGCCATAAAATCTCCTTATCCTACCTCGACGAGTTGACTGAAGTCGATCGTGCCTTCGTCTGTCTGGCACGAAAACTCAAGCTCGGCCTCACGTGTCGTCGAGTTGAAGTCAAACTGAAACTTCGTGATCTCCAAAACTCCGGGCGTGTCGAGGATCGTGTCCTTCAAGACCTCCTGCACGACCACAAAGGACGGCTTCTTGATGAGGATGTCCCGGAACCACGGCACGCCCACGTCGGTGTCGAGGAACCACTCCCCCAAGAATAGCCGGAAGCGCGTTTGCAAGTGCTGGCGGATCGCCTCGACCCCCTCGGTCAAGGTGAGCGTGTTGCCAGTCACCACCAATTCTCCGTCGCTGTCGAGTTGAAAACTGCTCATATCACGTCCAAGTCGTGCCCATCCCCGCGCGTGTCCTGCCCCACCGCCTTCGCGTTCTGCTGGATGTGCCGGACGACTTCCTCCGAGATGATCCGGGCGAACTGCGTCAGGAAGTAGTCGTTGTCGTTCGCACTCGCCTCCGGCGGCTCTGCCCGCCATAGCGGAAATAGCCGCGTAACTATCGCCGTAGTCAACTGTGCTGAGTTCATCATAAAATTATCCTACATCACTTCTCCAAAAATGTCCGCAACTTTGCCCGCGTCCTCAACAAGCCCGGATGGGAACCAGTGATGTCGTGCGTGATCCACTCCTCCATGATTTTTAGGAGTTCGTTGGAAGAGTTGAGGACCTGCAATTTCCCGTTCTTCTTGATCCGCATCTCCAAATCCTTGTTCTTCACGATCACGTCGTCGGCATTGTTCACGTCCGCCGCGTTCGAGAATGGATAGCCGCCGGGGATGGCGAAGGCGTCGCTCATGTGGTGCGCCCGCGAGTCCTCCGGGTCCCCTGCCGCTCCGCTCGTCAGCCACTTCTCAAGACTCCTGTCCGAGAAGATGAGCAGAACGCTGTGGCCCGCCTTGATCGGGAGGGCGATGAAAGCGTCGCCAGCGCGTGGAAATGCCACTGGCACGTTGTAGATGACCGGCGCGTCCAAGACTTCCCCGTCCTGATATTTCCGCTTGAAGTACGGTTTCGCGTCCACCAACTGCTTCTTGTGGTCGTAGCGGACGACCTCGGCTGGCATGGCGACCTTCACGCCTTCGAGCGACGACTGCATCGCCTGCTTGAAGACCTCGGACAGACTCGGCGTCGCCTCGCGTTGCGGTTTCGGTTGCTCTTCAAAAAATTCAGCCATCAGCTTGTCGCCTCACATTTCGACAGAAAATCCCCCTCGTGCGAATCGCCTGCGTGCTCGACCTTCCTGATCTTGAAGATGCCCTTCAACGCCCGGCTGTCGATCTGGACCCTCCGGCCAGGCCTCAAGCGTGGCTGGATCAATGACGTGAACTCGACTCCCTTCGCCGTCTTGTTGGGCGACCCGATCAAGCCGCTGTCCGATGCGAGCAAGATGACCGACTCGGTCGTCCCTTGCCCCGCCGGGATGATCTGCAAGGTCTCGTCTTGGATCGACCACTCAAGGCCGTTCGAGCGGGTCAGGACGTCCAAGTGCTCGCGGGAAGGTCCCGAAAGAGACAGCCCGTTCGCGTAGGTCTTGTCCGGCACCCCCTGTCTCGTCCCCTTGCCGAGTCCGAGCGAAGTCTCAAGATCGTCGAAGACGGGATTCAATTTCGTGTTGGGAGGATAGCCTTTCTCAAGCCGCGAATTGCGGAAGCGGTTGCTCCCGTCCGCGACCTCCAAGGTCGTGATGATGTCTGGCGTCTCGATCTTCTGCGTCGTCTTCACAACATCCCCGACGAAGACGACCTCCACCGAGCTTGAGCCGCCGATCCCGGTCCCCGCGAAGCCTGCGGCGTTGAGTCCGAGGTAGCCAATGGACAGCCTCACCTTCGTGTTCTTGGCCTCAAGGGTGGAGCGCGTGGACTCGGCGAGGTTGAAGACCTCGATCTCGGCGTTGTTCGGAGACGACTCGTTCGTCTTCTCGCACTTGAACCTGATCCGAAGGTCCTCGATCTTCTTCCCCGATCCCGATTGCGGGATGATCTCCAAGATAACCTTCCTCAAATAAAGTTCGGCCACTCATCCTCCTAGACCGAGGTCCGATAAAATAACCGGCATCGGTCACCCAAGTCGTCGCGCCCTGCCTCCTCGCTCGTGTCGGTCGTGTCGTAGAGAAGAATCTCGCCCGGAGGAAGCCCCTCGATCTCGAATCGCTCGAAAATCTCGGTGTTGATGTTCAGCGGCACTCCGACCAACAATGGATTCTCGTCCGCGTCATAGACCGACATCTGCCACCGGCTATCCCGCCCGTTCCAGTCGAAGCGCATGACGAGCGGTACGTCCTCAAGAACAGTCCTGATCTTGAAGGATGCGTCTTCGGCGGTGATTGGTATCTCCAAAAATTCCATTTATCCTCCGGCCCACTTCGCAAGTTTGAATAAATTACTTCCTTGAGACTCGGCAGAAACTGAATTTGATGTCGCGCTCAATGGGCTGGAAACCGGCACCGCGTCCGTGACCTTCGATCCTAAGTCCTTCGTAGGCGACCCCAAATCAGAGACCGATGACGAAAGCGAGCCGCCGCCAGCACTCTTAGACTTCACGATCCTGATTTCTTTCATCACCGCCCGGAAGTGGATCGCGCCGCCGGTCGTCGCCGTCCGCGGAACCGATAGGTCGGTCATAATCATGTTCGTATACCGCTTGAGTCCCGTAATAACCGTGAACGGCTTTCGACTTTCCTGCAATTTCCTCAAGTTGTTGAAGGCGTCGGTCGAGCGAGAAGACCGCCCGAACAGCGTCGCCACTGAACGCACGAGGTTCTGGATATTCCCGATGACCGCGTAGCCGAGCGGCGTGTCCGAGATGACTCCTTCGATGGTCAACTGCGACGGTTTCAACTGGACGTGGTCGGTCACCTTGGCCCCGTCCTCGACCGGATTTTCCGTCAGGTCGGCGGTCGAAACGTGCTCCTCGGAGACGGTCGCGTCCACGACGATCCCGGTCAAAGTGTTGAGCGAGAGGGGGAGTGACCCGGCCAAATTCCCAAGGATGCCGCCGACGCCCGAATCTTTCGAGTTGATGACGACTCGCTTCTGCCCGAATATGATCCCAAGTAATCCCATAAAATCACGCCGGGGCGAAATTCGTTTGAAGATTCCGCGCCGCCTGCCTGTTCTGTTTTTCCGTTTCGGCCCCGACCATCTTTGTCACCACATCGCCGATCTTGGCCGGGTCCGCCGTCGATTCGACCTTCACGTTGATCGTGTTCGAGGTCTTGAACTCATTGTTCTGAACGCGGTCGCCCTCCATGACTTGCCCCGGAATAGCGGTCGGGGGGCGGTTGATCGCCTGCGCCTGCATCATCGCCTGCTGAAAGGTAGCCGCGTCCGGCAGGATTTCCCGCAAAGACATGGCGACCTCATCGCCGATCATCGGGGCCGCACCCACCGGGCTCATCATCGGTTGTCCGGCTGGGGTCATCAAGGTCTCGCCCCTACGCTCCGCCGCCCGCAATTCTTCTTGCGTCTGTTCGCCCCTGATCTGTCCGGCACGTTCCGTCACGCCGCCGACTAAGGATTTGATGCCACGGAAAATCCCCACTCCCGGAATCATCGAAAGCATGACTTCGGCGACCCGCTTGGCCTCCCCGATGATCCAGTCGAACACGCTCCCAAAGATCGCCCGAAGACCCTCGACTGCCGTGCGGATAGGACCGAAACTCATGAACCACTCGACGATTCGTTGCTTGACGGCCTCTACCTTGCCGTGAGCGTTTTCGAGCAATGCGACGAAACCTTTGACGGCACCAGAGGCAAAATTGAAACCGGCGACTGCCTTGGCATGGATCATTTCCAAGACCGGGATAATATCGTGCTGAATAATCAGCCAAGAGTCGGAGAGGAACTGGACGAAGCCGTCCCAAGCGTCCTTGATGGCGTCGATGATCGGGAGCATCTTCTCGTAGATCGGCCCGAACAGCGAGGGCCGCCCCTCGATAAACGCCTTGATGTCATCGTAGACGAGGAATACCGCCGCCGCGACCGCGACGATGGCCGCGACGATCAAGGCGATCTTCACAGCGAGCACGCCGAATATAGCGAGGAAGACCTTGAGCGCGACCGCCGTGGTGATGATCTGCCCGATGATGAGGAGTACGGGACCGAGGGCCGCCGCGATGCCTAGGAGAAGGACGATGTTTTTCTTGGTCTCTGGACTCAACGCCTTGAACGCGGCGATCCATCCCTTGAGCGTCGGGAGCATATCTTTGAAGAGGTCTAGGATTATCTTCCCGAACTCCTCCAACAGATCGTCCACGGCGATGAGAAGACTTTGCCACGGCCCAAGCCCGACTTCTGCCTGCGCCTTTGCCGCTCCTCCGTACTTCTTGGCAAGGATGTCCAAGATCATCGACTGCGCGTCGGCCAGTTTGTTCGTCTTGGCGAGACTCTCGATGGTCTTCTTCTCTTTCTCGGTGAACTGGACCCCGGCGCGGCTCAACGCGCTCAACGACTGGACTGGATCGTTCAAAGTCCTGCCGAGGAGTTTCGAGACGCTTCCGAGGTCCATGCCGAGCCGGGCGGAAACATCGAGGACCGTCTCTTGCGTCCGCTTGAAGATGTCGCCCGTGATGTTTCCGAAAGAGAGGAGCCGGGCCGTGACCTCGTTCAGGACTTTCTCGTCCGCAAAGAGGGTGATCCCCTGCAATCGTTCTGATTCACTGACAAGTTGATCTATGGTGAGTCCGACCTGACCGCCGGTCGTGAGGAGGGCCTGCTGGACTTGCGCGACTGCCTTGGCCTGCTGGTCCCACGCCCGCACAGCGAGACCCGCGCCAGCGAGGATCGGGGCGGTGACCGCGAGGGAAAGCGTCTTTCCGACCGACTTGAAGGCGTTGCCGAGTTGTTCGCCGCGCTTCTTGAAGTAAGCGAGTTTTGCGTCGAACTTGCGCAGGGCCGCATCGTCGGAGACGAATGATAATTTCGTGATGAGCTCGCGTACCAGCAAGAGATTATCCTCCCATCACGAATTGTTTTGTTATTTTGATTCTGCTCATGCCCTACTTCCTCCGTTTCATCCGCTCGTACTCGGCGGAGCGTAGGGCGTCGCGGTAGTCTAGGACTTCGTTGGCCTCGGCCAGGTCAATGATCGACCAGTGGGTCTCGATCTCTTCCAGCGACGCGATGCGCTCCAACACCACCCGCCAGATATACCAAGGCACATCGGGAGCTACAATGCCTTGATGCGTCCCGCCGCCCTCGCCTTCGCCGTGAGCGCGGGGATAACTCCGGCGGGGCCTCCTAAAAAATCGAATTGGAAGGAGATGACCTTCCCGATGACCTTGAAGAGGTGGCCGATTCGTCCCGAGAAGTCGGCGTCGAACACGACCAAGCGGTTCTTGCCGTCGTCCGTGAAGATGAGGAGTCCGTCCAACACATCCTTGACGACCCGCTCGAACTCTTCCGGCTCGGTGGTCCCGAAGGACTCCAAGGCCGCGCCGATCATGTCGGGCTTGATCTCGGCTTCCATCCCTGCACCCGTGAAGATGCCGATGGGTTTTCCGGCGATCTTGGCGAGTCTCGGCAGGAGGCGGAGGACCTTGCTCGGCGACCAATGGGTCGCCATGTAGCGGGTCCCGTCGATATCAAATTCTTCGGCCTGTTTTGCCATCTTTCCCCCTTTCGGTTCTACGCAACCGGTTCAGTGCCTTCCGGCGAAGGTTCGCACGTTTCCTTCGTGTCCTCGCCGACGGTCTTCATCAACTCGCACATCTTGGCGTCGAAAAAAATCCTGTCGTCGTCGCTCATCGGAAGGTGAGGCTTCACCGTCTCGAAGACCTGCCCCGCAAGGGCGATCAACTCGTTTTCTCTTTCTGGCGTCATGTTGTTCTCCTGATTTAATTGCCCGCGACGTTCAGAACGAGCACGTCGGTCTCGACGACCCACTCCCTCGGTCCGGCTTCACGCGCGAACTCGGAGTCGGCATACTTCCTGATCCACCCGGTTTCCGCGACGTAGATCGAGTCGCCTGAGTTGTCCTTCACCATGACGGGGACTGCCCCCGCACCGGACAATTCGTCCACGGCGGCCAAAGCGGAAAGCACTTGGTTCGAGTCGGACGACTGCATGAGTTGGAAGGTGATGGTGCCAGATTTGTTGTTCGACTTGCTCCGGGTTCCCTCACCGTCGGTGCCGACCTGCAACGTCCACATATCTTCATTTCTGGCAACCGTGACGAAGGAGCCGTCGGCGAAGCCCGTGATGGCGTTCCCGCCGATGATTATCAAGACCTGCTTGGGGTCATAGGTTCTTACCGCCATAAGTCCTCCTTTATTAAACCGTCACGACGCCTTGGATCGTGGTTTTGTGGATCGCGCCAGCCAGCCGTGCCTCGAACGTGATGTCCGGCAAGAACCTTTCGGCCCTGTCGTTCACCGGAACGTCGACCGCCTTCGGCACGAAGACCGTATAGGGCGGGTCGTCGGCCAGCACGGTTTCCCGGATGGCGTTCTCCAACACTCCTCTAATCTCTGTCTCTATGATGGCGATACCCGAATCCGTGAACGGAATCTTAGGCAGGTTCACCAGTCGCGAGAAAATTCTCTCTTCTATCCGGGCTTGGAGCCAGTCCACTCCACGGATCACGTCGATGAACTCGCCGAAAGCCATGACGCCTTCCTCGGTCATGTCCACCCCGCCAACCGTGACGTAGATGTTGACGTTCTTGTTCTGCGCCGCCGATCTCTGTGAAGAGGTCAAATTGTCGGCGGTGATCCCGGCCAGCGTCTTGAACTTCCAAGTCTCGTTGCCCGGATCGAACGGAAATAGCTTGCCCATCCACGCGGCGTCCGCGAAGTCTGCGGCGTCCGCGTTGTAGATGACGAACGTCCGCTTGAAGTTCGCCCCGCTCAATGTCGATCCTATGTCGTCGGTGTCTGTCGCGTCGAGGATGTCGGCGTCCTGAGAGGCGGTCCCGTAAATCTTCCTCTTGGTCTCGATGTAGGACGCCGCCTCGTGAACGAGGTCCTCGTCCCTCTCGACCCAAATCAGTCCGTACCAGTCGTCGTCCTGCTCGGAGATGTCAGACAAGGACTCGGCGGGTCCGTCGTTCACGGTCGTGTTCGTGATCGTCTCGACGGGTTGCGAGGCCCCGCCAGTGACGGTAATATCGCTGATCGAGAAGGAGACCCCGGCCTTCGCCGAGGTGCAAGTGATCGTGTCGGTGCCGTTGGAAACGGCGATCGCAAGCGCGGAAGTTGCCGCGAGTTTAGTCGCCAAATCGGAAAGGGTAGTCGCGTTGTCTACGTTGAAAGGTGTTGCCGTGATCGTTTCGAGCTTCCCGCCGAAACTCACGGTGAAGGAGCCGATGGTGTTGCCGGTCACGAAGGGGGAGTCGAAAACGATGGTCGTGATCTGAGCGACGCGCGCGCCTTCGAGTCCGATCTTCACTTCCTCGACCTTCGGAGTCTGCGAGAAGATCGCCGCCGCCGCTTTGTAGGCGTCGTCCGAAGAAGTCCAGTCGTCGAGGACCTCGTCAGTGCTGAGATAGGTTCTGATCAACTCAGATCCCCAAGAAACTAGCGGGGTTTCGTCCGTCAGGATCAACGGTACCGCGAACCCAGCCTGCGTCACGCCTTGGGTTTGGCGACTGATCTGCACGTTGACGATGGTAGAAATGGGTACTTGACTCATGGTGTCCTCCTCGTTAACCGCCGATGACCGTCGGTCCCACGATTATGTCTCCGGTGATGCCGCCAGAAAGCTGGCCCGTCAACTCAACACTCTCGATTATGCCGAGGTCATCCTCCACATTATCTGCGAACCCGATGAAGAAGTCAAAGGATGCCCGCTCCTCAAATATAGTTTCTAGCATACCTGTGAGGTTTTGCACATCGTTTTTCTCAAGGATCGCTATGCCGGAGGCGGCGAGTTGGTCATGAACGGTCTGTTTTTCGAGCGCGTTGTACGCCTTGGCGATCTCTTCGAGCGGCTTGGGGCCGAAATAGCTGACCGACACAGTCATGCGTCGCTGGCCCCCGATGGTGGCTATATTCGTGTCCGGGTCGATCTCTCTTACCTCGTCCCACCCGATCTTGACCATCGTGTCGAGCCGGACGACCGCGTAGGGATAAGGGGGACGTGGTGAGTTTTGGTCCGCGAAAATGACGGTTACGAGGATTGGTGAAGTGACGGTAGACACGGTCGCCACGGGTTGCGTCGCTCCTCCTGTGACGGTCGGGCCAACGACGGTGATCGTGTCCCCGTTCTCGGCCCCGATGCAGGTGATCTGCCTCGCCCCTGTCACGGTCGCCTTGAAAATCTCGGCCCTCTTCTGAATCTCCTCGGCCAGTTTTTGAAGAGTCGTGGTGTGGTTAGTCGTGAAACTGACAGGCGCGATGGCCTCGGCGTCGAAGGAGCCGTTGATGACGTTCCCGGTCACGAAGTCGATGTCAAAGGTTATAGTGAAAACGTGCTGTAACCCCAAGGATCGTGTAAGCCAAGTGAACAAAGCGGATTTGAGGGTGGTCTCGTTCATGGGTTCACCTCGGCCATGATGACCTTCCAGAACGGCTCGATGGTATTGCCTTCGCTCTGCCAGTGCTCGACCTTCTGGACCTCGTAGGTCACTCCATCAGAAACGACGAGGTCGGCCTTCTTGGAGGGGGCCTGCTCCGCCGTGAAGAGTTCAATCGCCGTATAGCCACGGACAAACCTGCGCGTCCGCTGGGCCTCCGGGAGATTCAGGAGTTCCTTGCCTCCCATCGGTTGAATACTCATCACCGGAGTCAACACCGTGGGTGCGCCCGCGACGTAGCTCCCGTTGACGTAGCCGCCTGACCAGACGCGGGTCACCGAGACGGTCTTGCCGTAGACTGCGATGAGAGAAGATGCGCTCATCCCATCACTACCTTATGGTTAATTGATGCTCTCAATCTTCCCGTGTCGATCAAGGGCCTAGACGATCTCTTGGCCGAGATAGTCGCGGGGGCGTTCCGGGCGAAGTCGCCTGAAGTGAAGACATCCTTGACCTTGGCGACGAAGAAGACGCCCAGCTTGTCGAGGGCCTTCTCGGTGAATTCCTTCAAGTCGTAGATCGCGTTTTGGCGGTCGATGATGAACTCGTTGATTTCTCGGATATTCTTGTCGAACGACTGCGCCATGAAAGGGCGGGCAGGTATGGTGGAAGTCCCGAACTCGTTGAAGGTCGCCACGTCAGCGTAATTCGCCCCTCCCTCGTCAGTCGGATAGGTCCCGGCGTCGGAAAGCACCCCAACCTTGACGTGCGAGCCTTGCATCTTGCCGACTTCCCGGACGATCCGCTTCCATCCGTGGTCGATGTCTTGGACGTTTCCCATAGCTCATCTTATCACGATCGGAGAAATCAACAAGCTCCGCCTAGCCGCCACGAACATCGTCCCGTATGCGGTCGATTCAAGCCCCTGCTCCGCCGTAGGATCGGCATAGGTGCGGGAGAGGTCCCCGACCTTCTCGCTGGTCACGTTGGTCGCTCCCCCTTTGTTGGAGAGTGTCAGAAGGTGGGCGGTATAGAGGGCGTGGGCGAAGTCTGCTTTCTCGGCCCACAGGTCAAAATTGATGTACGGTTCTGCGAAGGCGATGAAGTCGTCTATGCGGGATACTGCGACGGAGGAGAGTTCCGGGGCAACATTGATGACGTCGGTCGAGTCGATTGCCATGATCCCATCTTTCTCTGCCTCAACTCTTCTTGGGTTCCGGCTCGGTCAGCTTCTTGATCTGCTTCTCGATGACCGAGACGAGCACCTTTCTTGTTTCGACAGCTTTCCATTTTTCCAACAAATTGAGGTCTAGGGTATCCTCAAGCATTTCACGCGCTTCCCTGACTGTCAGTCCGCGCAACGTGTGAGCTTCTTCGTCGCCTTTCGGCTCGTCACTTGGCTTGCTTTCGACCGTCTTGCCATTTCCGTTGCCGGAAGTCTTCTGGTCGTCAGGGCCGTGCCCGTGCATCCATTCGAGACTTCCGTTCTTGAACTGGTTGGAGAGTAGGGGATGGCCTTTGATGGCATCCCACTCCTCCGCGCTCAACTCGTTGATGCCGGGGAAGAACCGCTTCGGCCCGATGCGGAACAGGTTGGGTCTCGTATATCGGACGATCAGTCCCGCCATAGATTAAATCCCGAAGGCGAAGTTCGCCGACAATGGGTAGTAGACGATGGTCCCGCCGATTCGCTCGTGGACAGGAACCTCGAACTCCAACCCGACTGCCTGCTCCGGGAACTGCTCGAAGTCGGAAGGAATCTCAAGGGTCAGCTTATCAGGGGAACGGTTGTACGCAGTCATCATGGCCTCGCTACCGGGACCTGCCGTCTCAAGCTCGTTGAGCCAATCCCACATCGTGATCGCCGGATGCGCCATCTTCAAGAACTGCAAGATGGTCGTATCCGTGTGCTCGCTCCGGGGAGTCGTGTTGATGAGGGTGTACCGCGAGATGGGGAGAAGGACGGTGTTCGGTGCCTCGGCCCCCTTGGTCACGGTGATGATGTCGTTGATGAGTTCGTTCACGTCGCGGATGATCTGATCCGGGGTCTTGGCAGACCATAGCGTCGATGCGCCAACTCCGTCGGCAGGAACAGCCGCCGAGGGAATGTTCGCGTTCGAGAAAAATCCAGGCAGGTTGTACTCCGCGTCGCCGAAGAAGGCAATATCCGTCTCCTTCTGCATGATCGCGCGCTTCGCGGCATTGGCCTCGCGCTGTGCTAGGTTTACTCCCGCTTTCGCGGCGGACCGGATATCCTGCACTGAATATCCATAAGAGGAACCAAGCGACTTCACAATCGAGGTGAACTCCTTGCCCTTCACGCTCGCCCTCGGCAAGTCGCGGGCATAGTTGGCGATGATCTTCGCCATGCCGACCTGATCGTATTGACGATAAGTGATGGATGTCGCTCCGTTCCCGGCCTCGAAAGAGACGGGGATCAATGGCCGGGCCTTGAGTTCGGGATAAACAACGTCGTAGGTTCTCGCCTTGATGAACTCAAGTTGTCTTGCGAAGAAGATCAACTCGTTAGCGTCGAGGTGCAATGTGTTTGGCATGGTCGCTCCTTTATCTAAAATCCTCTGTTATGGCAGATTCACGTCGAGAACTGCCAGCCCGTCGGTCGCCGCGCTCGTCAAAAACTTGGCGGTCGTCAACGCTATCGCGTTGCCACCGTCCGCGTCCGTGCGGAAGATGCCCAGCTTCGTCAGCGGACCGTTCGCCGTGTGACGGACGAAAACAGCGTCGTCAGGGGTCACTGCCTCCTCGACCTGAACCCAAATCTGTCCACGTCGGAGGACCCCAACCGCCGAGTCTGCGGCGAAGGCATTTTCAGCCGTCGCGTCACCTTCCTCGACCGAGATGTCCCTGACCGCCACTCCGAGAAGGACGGCAGCACCGGAATCTGGAAGCTCGACCCCATTGTCGTCGCCAGTGACTTTCGCCACCGCGCGGCCGAAGGGAATCTCGTCCACCGGGTTGTTGTAGGTATTCACTGTTTTCGGCATCCCGGAAGCGTCGGCCAGAAGACCGTTAACCGCTACGGGTTGCTCAAGATCGTATGCTGTTTGGGACATGGTATCCTCCTGTTCAATCAGTTACGCGGCTTTAGCTTTATCGCCCTTCCAAAGGTTCATCGAGCGTTCCATTGATTTCTTCCGGGCATCGTTCGCGCTGATAGCTGATCCGTCGGTCACGATCGTTGTGCCCAAGGCGGTCCTGAGACCATCCCCGGCACCGTCCTTGTCCTTCTGATACAGGGTATCGAAGACGCCGTCAATGTAGAGGTCGGACTTCTCATCTACCTTGATGTCGGGAAGGACTTTCTGAACTACCTGTTTTCGGATTGCCGCGACTTCAACGCCGTCAAGTTTCACTTCCTCGCCCAAAATCTTCTTGGCGAACTCGCGGACTTTGATGAGTGCATCGGCTTTTTCTAGGATTTGTTTTTCAGAGAGGGTTGCGGATTTGAGGGTCTTGATCTCCTCGTCCCGCTTTTTGATCTCGACATCAAGGCCGTCAGCCTTGCCTTTTAACGTCTCAAGCTCTTTCTGAGCGGCGGTCAAGGCATCGAGTTTCGCGGCGACGATGGGTGCCACGGCCTCCGTGAGTTCATATTCAACGGAATCAATTTTGAGTTTTGCCATAACTTGCTCCTCTCCTTTGAGTTTCTTGTCTGACGATATACTAAAATCGGTTTTGTCACCAGTATTTTTTTTGTCCCCACCATCCGTCAACGAGATGTCATGCTCCGAGAGCCACTTCCGGGCCTTCTCCATCGTCCAGCCTTCTTCTTTTTTGAAGCGGTAGGACTGCGGCGTCATCGTGATCTCGTCCTTGAGCCTGCCAAGAACAATATTGATGCCACCGGTTATCTCCTTTGTTCGGAACGACCCCTCCTGAAACAGGCCCGGACTCTTCACCCTAGCACGGACTTCGTTTTCCGTTTCCTCAAGGGCGTCGGCGGTGAAGTCGATTCTTTGCGCGTCCTTGTCGACCATGACTGCGTCCTGCGAGTCGAGCTTGATCCTGGCCTCCGGTCCCGCCCTGCCTGCACGGACGACAGCGAGGTGATTGTAGCGAATGTTTTTCTGGACGGCGTCATAAGCCTCCCCGTTGAACTCCCCCGGCGTGTGCTCCACGTCGCAAAGATATCCGCCCGACAATTCCTGCTTCTCCCCGCGCATGATCTCGTTGATGGTCCCTTGGTCGAAGATGGTCACGCGGGTCATGGCGAGGTTGTCCTTCCGGGCAATTTCTGATCCGGTGAACCCGACCGTGAACTCCTTGGCGTTGGCCGAATCGACGGGGAAAGGGGGGTGGTCGTTGGTAACTGGGGCCTCGGTCAAGGTCTTGAGCGAGTCCTGATTGAAGACTTCCTCCGGTGAACGAAATTCCCTGCGGACCGAGCCGTCCCCCAAGCGATAGACAAAAACTCCGGCGCGAGTCGGAACGGCGTCCGCTTTCAAGAATCCTTGCGGGGTGACGTGGGAACCATCGAGTCGGCTTTGGTCGTAGCGATGGACGGTCATGGTCAATCAATACATCAAATCAAACGGTGACGCAATAAAGGTTTGGTGCTAATAATATCTCATGCCACTCATCGGCGGTCAACCATCTCTTCTCGGTCAGCGCGACAAAGATCATAGTATCGCCGTCGTCCTGCCCGAAGACCAAACTCCCATACCCGTCACGGTCGAGGGATTCGAGATCGGTGACATCGCAATCGGGGCTGTCGAGATCAAGGACGGCGACTCGGACACCCGCGTCGATGTCGAGGCCGATCCCGAAGCGACGACGAAAAATTCCATGTTCGTTCAGGCCCCGTCGCTTCTCGATGTTCTGGAACAAATCTTGGCGGCGCAAGGCGGCGGCAATCCGGTCGAGAAGTTTGGCGAGACGTCCGTTTCAGGCAATACCGAAACGACCTTGGCCTCCTACACGGTTCCCGCCGGGAAGAAGGTTCAAGTCAGGGGCATCTTCGGAGAGGGCGTGGACAACGGGGTTTTCCGTCTCTACATCGACGGGACGAAGGTGTGGCAGAAGCGGAACGCTTGGACGGATCGCAACGTCGAGGGCGCGATGTTCGCCGAGGCGACCGCGAGTCAGGCGATAGAGGTCAAGGTATTGAACCTTATGCCCGTGGCGATGGATTTCAGCGGAGGGTTTTTCGGAATTGAGCTCTGAACGGATTAAAAAACTGGAAGCCGAGGCGAAGATCATGGCGCAGGAGCACGCCCGTCTGGTCGCTCAAGTGGAGATAGCGAAGTTGGAGGACCGGATCGAGCAGTTGAAGAAGACGATCTCGTCGCTCGACATTGAGATAGAAAAAAATCGCAGGGCGTTGTAAGCTAACAAACAGGAGGAATTAAAATGGCAGACTTTAACTCGTCCTTACCCATCAGGACCGAAGCGGATGGGGACGCGGTAGTCAAGATCACCGGCGACGACGCCGCGAATCAGGCGGCAGTCAACGCGGACAAGGAACTGCTCACCAAATCCAAGGTGACGGACGGGACGGACAATCTGGCCGTGAACGCCGACGGTTCGATCAACGTCATCATCCAAGGCGGGATTCAGGCGACCGAGAAGCAGGTTTACGGGACGACCGTCGCGGGTGTCCCCAACACCCCGTCCGACGTCGTGAACTACACGGTGACGGCTGGCAAGACCTTCGTCATCCGAAAGTTCGGGGCGGCTGGTTCCGGCAAATTAAAGGTCGAGCTTCGCGTGGGACCTGCGGCGGCGGAGGTCACCAAGCAGACGGCCTTCACCTCGACCGCTTCACCGAACTACGACAACGAGCTTCCGTCACCCATCGAAGTCGCGGCGGGCGATAAGATTCTCGTGACCGTGACCAACAAGGACACGGCGAACCAAGACCTCTACGCCTACGTGAATGGAAATGAAGTTGGATAGAACGGAGAGATAATGTCCGATCTTCCTGTTTCAACGCAGGACGTGACTCTTTATGATCCCGACGGGAACCCGCTCGCGGTGCAGGATGTCTTCGGCGAGAAGATTCTCAAGGTCCTGCCGATCACCGAGAGCGGCATCGCGGCCATCGACGTGCGGACCCTCGGCCAGAAGTTGTCGGACGACGGGCGGCTCTACTACGTCTCGTCCAACGTCTTCTCGCTTCCCGGCAACATCAACGAGAACGGTTTCTTCCTGTTCCGCAATCCGGCGGGATCGGGAAGGACGGTTCGCCTCAAGAATCTCTTGGGAGCCTTGGCGACCACTTCTGCCTTCTCCATCGTGGTTCGCACCTACGACACCCCGACCCTCACGAGCGACGGTACGGCATTGACTATCGGCAGGGCGAACCCAGCCGCCGGAAGTGTTTCGACTTCTCAAGTCTTCATCAATCCGGTCGCCACCGCCTTCGGGACGTTCCGGCAAGCCTTCGCCTTCAACAATAACTTTTCCATCAGCCTGTTTCTTGACTTCGAGCGACAGATTCCGCAGACGGGAGTGGTCCTGCTCACGATCCAGAAGTCGTCGGCGGCGGGCGTGGATACAACCTTCAATCTGGACTGGGGAGAACAGGACGTTTAATCATGTACCTCTACAAAACAATGATCTTCAAGGACACGAGCAAAGTGATCGGCCTCACAGCCGCCGAAGTCACGCAGAACGGCGCCGACAAGTCGGACTTCGAGACGAACTTCAAGGCGACCGCCGTTCCGGTCGATCAAATCACCATCGCCGAGACGACCTTCGAGATCGTCAAGACTTACACGCAGTTCAAGGCGTTGATCGACGGCGTCCTCATCACTTGGGCCGATGTGAAGTATCTCGGCAACGGAACCTACGTCCTGAATCTGGCGACGGAGAACCCATTATGAAGGCAAGATCAAAGGTGATTGAGATTCCGGCGACCGCGACCATCGCGCAGATGGAGAGCGGCTTCGACAACCAGCTCGCGAACGGATGGAAACTGCTGGCGATCTTCCCGCTCGGAACAAAAACCTACGCCGTCTTCGTGAAGGTGGTGAGCCGATGAAGACCGACGACATCTTCGCAAAGATTCTCTCATGGATCAACTTCAAGATTCTCCCTAACCCATCGGGACAGAACCAAGTTGCTGACCACTTTCTCCCCGCCTTCTTCGTGACGACCCTCCTCGTCTCGATTCCGCGCTTCGGAGTTTATGCGGGGCTCTTGTGCGTAGCGTTTTCGTTGTTCAAGGAGTTCGTCGAGGACGAGCACTGGCGCGATTTCTTCTCTAATACCGAGAGCGGCGCCGACGGAAGGATCGACCTCGTTTTCCGTCTGGCAGGGAGCGGGTTCGCCTATCTGCCGATACTTTGGAGGTGCCTGTGAGCGAGCACGACCAATTCAGACCGCCGATGGGGATGACTGAACCGAGCGAGCCGATCTTCTTCTCGGCGATGGACAAGCCCGGAAAGATGGTCAACGCCTTCACGAAGGACCTGACCTCCATCGGCCTCTATAACCCACCGGACAGCGGGGTCCTGCTCTCGCTCATGCAGATCAACGGCTACATGGCCTCTATCGGGTCAGGCGAGCAGACCGACTTCCTGATGACCTCCGTCCTGTCCCCTTCCGACAAAGCCGAGAACATCGTCTTCCTCCCGATTTACAGCGCGATACTCAATCGCTTCCCGTCGAGCAAGGCAACGGCCATCGGGCAGGCGACCCTCCCGACCGAGACGACCGCAATCATGGCCTTGGATCATTTCGCTGGAAGCTCGGCGATGAACGAGACCCCGGAAGTCCGGCACGTCAAGCTCCACGGCCTCGTCGTCCTTCCGCCCAACTCCCTCGTCACGATTCAGGGAAAGGGCGTCCAGCATCTTTCGTGGTGGTCGATCTTCTGGCGGGAAATTCCGTTCATTCAGACGCTTCTTCCTCAAACACAGGGATAGCCGTGCAACGGCAGTTTGACGTAATAATGTTGTTTGACAATAAGATGCCATCCGTTGTATTGAAATTGAATACAAAACAGGAGGCATCTTGATGACTAATCGACTTAATACTGACAGGAAAACAAAGAAAAGAAGAAGCTGGAATCGCATAAATCTCGATGTTACAGAGATCAAGCGATTGTATCTTTCTGGCGTGAGTGAGAACCGTATCGCAGAAATTTTTTCGACTGCCCGCAATGTCATTCGATCCCGCTTGAGCGAGAATGGAATCCATATCAGGAATAGAAGCGAGGCGGAAAAACTCAAGTGGTCGCGCATGAACACGGCCAAGCGAATCAATCAAATTCGCAAAGCTCATGATACTGTTCGTGGAAAACCATTGACGATGGAGCATCTCCGAAAACTCGCGCTCGCTAAACAGAGATCGATGAGTAAAGTCGGCGTAGGAGAGGATACGGTTTTCAAGTTTCTTGGCGATTCCGGTTTCAAAGACGTGAGGAGGCAAGTCGCCCTCGACGGTTACAATTTCGACTTCATGGTCGGAACCGTCGCCGTGGAATTGAATGTCCAGTCCTGCGATCCTCTTAGAAGAAAATTTGACTTTAAGAAAATCGAAGATGTCACTGGCCGAGGCATGACGATTATCTATCTTTGCGTCAAAGATGCGTCCCACATCAGGAGAGAATCTCTTGAAGAGCTTGTCCGTCGCCTCAATCTCCTTTGCAAAAACCCACCCGCGCATGGTCAGTATTGGATGATTCGGAGTTACCGAAACACTTATGCCGGTTTCATCTGCGATTTTCACGATCGGGCCAGTATAGAATCTCTTAAACCCTCTTTCAATCCTTCCAGAAATCGATAGTAGTGAATCACCAAGAAAACAATTGATATCATCCCCCGGATGTCCTGTATCGGCAGGTGGATCGTCCCACGAAAACGTCTCACCCTCTTTCTCGGCATGAGATTCTCGAACGCGCTCATCACGCGATGTCCTCCAAATATATTTCTTGATCCCGACATTCGCCTGCCTAAGATGATTCAAACTCCCATTGAACTTCGATGTCTGGTCGCGGGCGATGAGCGCGGCCCGGCTCTCGCTGACCCCGTAGATGTGCTGAATCTCGTCGGCGATCTCTCCGGTAAGGGACCCGGCCTTGACCTCCCGGATGACCGTCTGCTCCACCCGGTCGAAGAACTGCTCCGGGATCGACTTGATGAGAGAGACGTTCTCGTTCACGAAGGACTTGATCTCGGTCGCCATCCACGGCTCGACGCGGGCGATGTCGATGCCGAGCACGGCCCCGAATACCCGGTCGATCTCCTCTGCGCTGAACTGCTCGATCCGGTTGGCGTGTTTCTTGATGAGGATGGCGATCTCCTCAGGCGTGTACTTCCGGGCGAACTGGATGCGTGCCTCCTTCATGGCCCGGTCAATGTCATCGGCAAAGTCGTCGAGCCGCACGGAGTCGGCCCTCGGCCTCAAGTTCTGCAACTGCTGGATAATCGGGGCAAGGAGGGGCACTACGTTTTGCGCCACGACCTCGCGCATCAGGGAAAGGAGTGGCTTGAGGTCCCGAAGATAAGAGCGTTGCAGGCCCTTGATGGATCGGAAGCGGGGCACTCTCTTGAGGCGCAAGGCCCTTCCCTTCGACTTGGCGCGGTTGCGCTGTTGTTCGATGATGGCCGGGACGATGGCCTGATCGAAGCGTTGAAGTTCCACTTATCCTCCCGCTTGGTTCGGGGTCTGATCTCCGGGCGTCGGCGGTTTCTCGACGGCCTCGCGGGTCTCGCCGTCGAGTGTTGTCTCGATGGAGAATTGCCCGGACCCGAACCGGCTGTCGGCCACCTCGTCGGGGTCGAGGACCGCCCGGTCGAGATAGATCGCATCGGCCTGCGCCTGTACGAAATGGATGTCCGCTTGCTCCTTCTCGCTCATCTGCCAGAGGGGATTGAACTCGATGGTGAAGTCTTTCGGGATCACTCCCTTAGTCGGCCCGTCTTTCGCCGCGAAGATGAACGTCAACACCTGCTTGAGGATCGGGCGGAGAACGCTCTCCTGCTTGTTCTTGACGTGGTCGTACCATTGGAGTGTCGTGGCGTTCCCGGTGGCGTTGGACCCGTCGGGCGATTCTCCGAGGAGGATCGTGTGGGGAAGATCGGTCGCCGCCACTAACCGCGAGTTTATCATCTTGAGCAATTCGGGAAGGCCGGAGACGTTCGTCGTCTTGCGTTCGATTTCCTCCCCTTCCTCGACGACCAGTGCGTTGATGATCGATGCGGAGAAGGCTACCATCTGCAACCGCTTCTGGACGAGGGCTTCCTCCCCGCTGGCGATCATGTCGGAGAGATTTTTCAGCTTTACCAAGAGTTGAGTGTAGTCCTGCACGATCAAAGCCGCCGAATCGTGGGCGAGTCCGTAGTTCATGATCGGGTTGAGCAATCGGGAAAGGATCGAGTCCCCCCACCAATCAACTCTCGCTTCCTGTTGCCATGAGACGGGTATGCCCTCGAACCGGATGACCCGCGTGTAGTGAATCTTTGGGAGGGCCACGGCTGGCGACGTGCTGGTGTATTGAAGATTTTGGAGCGTGTAGAAGACGGGCTTGCCGAAGTTCTTGGAAGTCACGTCGCCGTCGATCTGCTCAGTGCCGGAGGGTCGGAGTCGGTATCGGTCAAGACCCGTCACGTAGTCGAGCGTAGAGATTCCTTTCCAGTTGACCGGCTGGTCCGGTTGCTGGCCGTCCTTCGCGCCCATGATGAGGCCAGCGCCTCCATAGAGCCGCGCCCACTTAAGGGCTTGTTCGATCTTCTTATCGAGTCCCAAGTCCTCGAAGATGACCTGAATCTCCTCGGTCATCTCCTTGCCGTCCACGATGACTTTGAATCCCTCGCGGGTCATCTCCTCCGGGGGTCGGTCGATGATCCGGGCGGCAACGTCGCTTGACTGATAGATCGGATCGACATCTTCGCGGAAAAGAAACAGCTCGTCGAACCGCGCCCCAGTCCGTTTGTCTTTGTTTAAGATACCAAGATTTGTGATGACGTTGGAAAGACCGTCAGTGACCGAGACTTTTTTTGTTTCATCCGCCATGAGATACCTCTCAATCTGCCAAAAGTTTTTCCAGTCGCATCGCCGATGAGTCATTCAAATCTGAAAGGGCTTGGGTCATCGCGTCCGTTTCATCGTCGAACTCACCTTTTGGGAAGTTAGCACTTCTGTCGATGAAATCCAAGACATAAGGCTGTTCGTCGGGATCGGGAAGGAAGACACATCCGCTCTCGATGATCGGAGAGACCGCACTGGCTCGCTCCGGCTTCGATCCATCGACCGGAACCGCGATGATGCCCGACACTTTTTTTTTCAGCACGTCGATCATCGCCGGGCCGTTGGCCTTGTCCTCGATCAACTTCCGGTAGGCTTGTGGGTACATCGTCGTGACTTGCGCGAAGGCTTTTAGCGTGTCGATGAAGCCGATTTGTCTACGGTACTGGTGGAGCAAATAATTCTTCGGTCCCACTTTTCCCCACACTTGGCCCACCACGAAGGAATTGTCGGCCCCCTCCTTGAAACTCAAGTCCCACGACTGGATCACTTTGTCGAATCGGGCGGGGAGCTTCTCGGTCTGCTTCTCCCCGTAAAATTTCCACCACTCACGCTTGAGAATGTTTCCTTCGCGGGCGGACGGGCGTTGCTGGTAAAGTGCGTTCCAGAAGTAGGGGGTCAGACCTGTTTTGATTTTCAGAAGCCGCTCGACGGGATACCGTTCCGGCCACAGAGCGATTGTTTCGTCTTCGCTTAAAGCTGGAAGAACAATCTGCTCCCATCCTTCCGAAGCAAACTCCTTCAAGACGAAACCCACGGGATCGTCGTCGTGCCAGCGAGTATTGTGGCTCACTAAGCCGTTGGCGATAAAGTTTTCGGTGCGTTCAACCTGAATGTCGAAAACATCTTCAATGCCGCTCTTGAAGATCTCATCCACAATATCATGAGCGACTCCGAACGTATTCAGCGGCGGCGCGGAGAACTGCTTCAGTTTTTCCGTAACCGACCGCAAGGTTGCAGTCGTTGCAGAGAAGGCCCCGAACTTTCTCTCTATCGTGGAAGTGATCGACGCAGAGTTTCCCATTCCAATGAGCGCGGGTGTTCCGCCGCGTGGGAGGTTGTTTGCAGATGGCGCAAACGCCGCCCTGTTCGGCCACAAGGCGTTCATAATGCGCGAGATCAATTCCGTAACGATGGCGCAAACGCGCTTCACGACGGGAACGAGGATTGACTGATGGAGGGCGGATTCCAGTTTTCCAGCGGTGTTTATTGTAGTGCGAGGGGCACATGCCTTTGCACTTGGCGGGCTTTCCGCATCCCTTTGTGACGCAACTGATCCCCCTCCACTTGCCCCAATAGCCCGCAGGATAACACTGCCCTTTTTTAGCGAATCCGTTCGCCGCCATCTCGTTTCACCGCCTTCATGCACAAGGAACGGGTGCCTTGCGTTTGCTCGAACGGTTATCCCCGATTTCATCCTGATTGTAAAGATATAATCAGGACCTTGATTGGCCCAATTACGCACTATGGAGGCCGCGATCTTGCCATCTTCGTAGGTAGCAACTTGATCTCCTTGGCGAATATCGCGCAACGGCTTTTCATGTCCGGTCGCCATCAGAACCGGCGTGTCTCCTGTCATGCAGGCCACGATAATGATCGCCCCGTCCGGCTCAAGCCGCGTGACAAAAGTGGAACGGTACCAGTCCTTGAATCCGTCCCGGATCGACCGGCTCTCGGCCTCACGATCGTCCTTGAGCATGTCGTCGAGGATGCCTAGGTTCGCCCCCTTGCCGGTGATCGAACTGCCGCGCCCGACGGCGTTGTAAATCCCCCCTTCAATGGTCGTGAACTGGTTTTTGGCCTTCGAGTCATAGGCGATGTGGCAGTCCGGGAAGATACGGCTGTGGACCGAGTCAAAAAGCTGGTTCCTCACCTTACGTCCGAAGACCGAAGCGAGGTTCTGTCCGTAGGTCGAGAAGATAATTTGATGGTCGGGCTTGCGCCCAAGATACCATGCGGGAAAGTGATCGGAGATCGTGGTGGACTTTCCGTGGCGCGGGGGCATGCAGACGATCAGTCGCTTGAGATTGCCACTCTCGATTCTTTGCAATGCCCTGCAGAGTTTTCGGATGTGTGGGGGCCGCTCGAATCGCGGATTGACGATGGTACAATAGAACTCTAGGAACTCGCTGGCGAGTTTCTCATATTCGGGATCGAGATTCGACCTCTGTTTTTCAAGAGTTGTCTCCTGAATCGTCTCCATCGTCTCCATTTTTGAGGTCCTTTGCTATGTCGAGGGCGGCCTCCCCGATCTTCTTGATCCGCTCCCAGCCCAAGTTGTCGCCGAGCAGGGACCCACCCTTCGATCCCCCGTGGTGAAGCGGAAGCGGCACTTTGCCGTCGGTGCGGTCGAATATCTCCTTGATCGCCGCCACGTTCCCTTTGACACTTGCCTTGACGAGGGCCTCGGCCACCAGTTGCTTCCAGGGCCGCTTTTTCATGTCCTCCGGCGGGATGGTTTCGAGAAAATCCAGAAGGATTGCGGCCATTTGCTCGGACCGCTTGGGTCCTCCCTTGGGATTCCCGCTCTGTCCGGGTTTCCACGGCCTGAGATTCTCGATCCGCCCTTTTCTTCCACCGCCTTTTCCAGTGCGCTTCCCTGTGATGACAGTGGGTTTCTTTGTTTCCACGATTTTATCTTACCCCGTTTCCGCCTTCCGATCAATCCTCTCCAATATCTCCGCTCTGATGTGCCCGGCGATCGCCCTCATCAAGAGCGGGGGGACGCTGTTCCCCATCCTCGCCACCGCGCCCGACCAGTCCTTCATGATGTCGCCTGTCTCAGGAAACTTGAAGTCGTCCGGGAACGAGGAGAACCGCTTGTACTCTCCGAGTGTGAACCTCCGCCTCTCCGCCCAGTGCATCCCGCCGTGCATCCTGATGTTTCCGTCATTTTTGAGCATAGTCGGCGCAGGCCTGTTCGGATGATATTTTACGCATGAGAAGCCTGCTCCGCCGGTCAGCCGCGACAAGTTGTCGCCCGGTCTGAGCCTGTCCCAATGTCGGAAGGCGGCGCCTTTCAATCCGATTGCCAGCAGTATTTCGCGTTCCCGCGCGTCCGGGATGAGCCCTTCAAGCGCCTCCCTGCACGTGGTCGGTTTCGCAGACGGTTTCGGGAAGCCCGGCGCCGTTCGTAGGTCGGAGCGCACGCCGATTATTATCACGCGCTTCCTGGCCTGCGGTACGCCGTACCATTTGGCGTTCATAATCTCGCCCCTGGCGTCGTATCCGCGGCCGCGCAGCTCCGACACGATGTCCAGATAGACCGACTTCATGTACCCTTTGACGAGTCCGGTGACGTTTTCCATCACCATGGTCCTTGGCCGGAGCGCCGACAGGAGTCTGACGTACTCCTTGAAAAGGCCGTTGCGCGGGTCGTCCAGAACCCTCCTTCCGGCGAGGCTGAATCCCTGGCACGGCGGCGACCCGTCGAGCACGTCGAGCGCGCCCGGCGCGAGTCTGGACGACCGCATGGCTTCGTCACCGGACAGCGTCGCGATGTCGCCCTCGAAGACGGGCACGCCGGGGAAATTGAGGCGGAAGGTCTCCGCCGCGTGCGCGTCCCATTCGACCGCGAGCCTCTCGCTGAACCCGGCCATTTTATAGCCTAGCGACGACCCGCCGCAGCCAGCAAAGAGGCTGACGACAGTCGGCACTCCCAAAGCGTGACCGTCCGCAGGCCGGACGCCCGGAGCGCCCTCAACGCCCTGCGGTGCCTCGCCGCGTTCGCCACTATTTTTTTCGACCAGAAAGCCCTCCTTGTCTTCGGCGCCTTGTAGTGCCTGGGGCATCCGTGCCAAAAGCAGCCGTGCACGAAAACCGCGGTCCGCCCGACCAGGATGTCCGGCGATCCGGGCAAGGCCGGATGCATGTCGTGGCGTATCCCGCCGGAGACGAGCGCCATGTGCGCCCGCCTCTCCGGGCCGGTCCACTTCGACCGTATGGACGCCATTATCTCCGATCTTTTCTTTCTGCCCACCGTGTCCATGCCTCACCATTTGAACCCGCACTTCGGGCACTCGTTCCACGTCTTCACAAGCTTCTCCTCGTCGATGGGCGCGTTTCCGTCCGGCGTCTCGCCTGGGAACGGCGCGAAGCGCAGCGCGTCAAACGCGACCGTCTGCTCGATCCACCCGTCGTCGATGTCGAGAGTCAGTTCGTCGAAACCATCCTGACTCGTCCGCCCATACTGGGAAGCTATAACGAGCAATTTTTTTTTAGCCTCGATAAGATTCGCCGCCTCCACCTCTACATAGGGCAACTCATAGGGTTCGAGCTTCTCCTTTTGGAAGACCCGGATGCGCTGGTGCCCATCTATGACCCATGCCTCGCCTTCGTGCCGCCAGATGAACAGGGGAATGATGACGCCGAACTCGGTCAGGGACTTGAGGAGCCGCGCATAGTTTTCCTTGGTCAGGTCTTTGAGATTTCCTTGAAGCTCCTTCACCTTGCGATAGTCGATGAGCGGAAGTTTGTGCAGTGTTGGTGAGATGGTAAGTTTCATTCGGCCTCCTTGATTGCCTCGCGCTCGGCATTGATAATGATCCATCGTGGATCGACATTGAGCGCGATTTCAAGATAGGTCCCCAAGGTTGCGCCGCACAGATCATCCCACCGCTCGCGGGTCATGTTGTTTTTTTTGTTGAATCGGCTCTCATTCGCGTGCAGTTCAGAATGACAGGCGAGACAAAGCGGGGTGATGAGGTGATCACGGGGCCGCTTGCCTCCACTATGTCGATGATGATGTCCCTGATAACTTTCCTTCTCGGTGCGGAGCGAGTTCTTGCAGAAGTAGCAGGAGAGGTTGTCCCTGATCCACTTCCGGTAGGGCAAAGATTTCCACTGAATGTCTTTCGGATCGGTCAATGGTTCCTCGCTTTCCGCCGGAAGTCGTCGGCGTTCTTGCAAGTCGCCCAGTGCGCCGTGCAGTTGTCGTCCAAGTCAAAGGGAAGCCACTTCCGATTCTCGGTCAATGCCCATCCGATTGTCTTGCCACATCCCCGGCACTTCTCCTCGCGCCCCGACCACGTCGCCGGGATTTTTTTGTTAATCATCACGCCCATCTTCGGTTGGCTCTGGCTCATTTTGTCGCCCCCAAGTAGCCCACGATCAAACTTTGAAATTCCTCGACGCTCCGGCACTCCGCCGTGCGGTAGCTTCTCGTCCGCATGGCGTCCTGAAAACTTTGCTGGGCATCCGTCAGCTTGTTCTTCCCGAACTTCATCTCGATCCAGAAGCCATGATAGGAATTTTTCGGCTCGGCCAAGAATAGGTCGAATACTCCGGCCAAGACTCCCTGTTTTTTTAATCTAGCCGCTTCACGGATATTACGGGTTCCCCCATTAGGCACATGGAAGATAATTTTTCTTGGGTATTGAAGCTTGAACCACTGCAAACAAGTTTTTTGTAAATCATCTTCCAGATGTCGTCGCATGAGGTCTCCGTTTATCGGCAAGAATTTGGCTCAAATATCCTTGGCTGATTTTGAATTGATCTTTTAATTCTCTTCTGGATATTCCAATCGATGCCGCCTACCTGAGTTTAAAGAGTCAAAAGTTTTTTAATCCTCGAAAAGCGATTTCTGGTTCGGGTCGTGCGGGGCCGACTCCCTCAGATAATCCGCACGCACTTGGTAGCCGTGGCACAGGTCACCAAACTTCATCAGCTTCCCGTCGCCAGATAGAGCCGGACCGCCTCGCAGACATCGCGTTCTGTGCTCATGGTTTTCTCCTCTCGGTTATTTTTTTGAATGAAATTATCCATCATGTCTGTATGACTCGTCAAAAAAGATCGGCTGGATAAACCGCCTCCCCCGTGAAATCCTCAAACCGATCCCACTGTTCGTCGCACTTGAAAACCACGAAAATGACTTTGTCATTCCAGCTTTTCAGTTTACCGAGTTCGCGCTCTCCTCCTGAACCACGATATTCTATCCATCTTCCGATATCGCTGTCGGTGAGAGTCTTTGGGTCGATCATATCACATCCCTCTCCGTTTCGCCGACCGGAAATTTGACTGTGCGGGGATCGACCCGGAAGTAAATCCCGTCCTGTATTTTCTCTCCACAGTCACAGCAAAATTTTGGATTATCATCTCGGTAAGGCAAAGCCGTGCAGACCGGAGCGCGGCCCGGATAGCGGCTGTCGTAGCACTTCTCACAGATCGGTTGCGTCCAGTTCATAGGGCCTCCTTTGCCGCCTCTCGAAGAATCGCGCAAAACGATTTTGTTTCGCGCACAAACTCCTCCTCGCGGCGCGATATTTTTTCTGTGTCCCAACACGCGGGACAGCTTGACACCGTTTTTAGACCAACAAGAGATTTCCCAAGGTCTTGCAGTATTGGGATGTCACTCTCCATCAAGACTCGCTTGCACGCCTCACATTGAAAAACGAACTTCATGTCGGTTTGATTTCCTTCGGTTCGTCGGTCCGCTCCACGTCCTTCTCGACGACGGCCTCCGGGAACGATTGAAGAATCTTGCCGAGTTCGACGGCGAACTCTTGGCTTGCCTGCGCCCGCCCGATCTTGATGCCCTCCTTGATCCCCTGATTGTAGAGATCGGTCGTCATCTTGATTTGCTCAAAGAGCATTGCTTGATCCAGTTCCATCGGTTCCTCCTTTCAATATCCAAGCTCCGCACGAATATCCTCGGTATCATCCCCCGGTTCCCTTTCCGCCTCCCGCGCCAAGCTCTCAGCCCTTCGTCGTTCCTTCTCGCTCTCGGACATCGGTTTCTTGCCGTAGGGCTCCGGCATGGTTTTGAAACCGGAAGGGGTCCACCCGGAGGCGAAGGGGGCATCAACTGCCGCCCGGAGGTCCGGCTTCCCCTCCGTGACACGCTCGTAGGGTCTCGGCGTCACTTCCCGCATCATGGCGAGGCCCTTGACCTGCGCCATGTTCTTGAGGTCGAACCCATCCCGCGTCTTGATCGGAAAAAACTCGCCGCCATGTTTCTCGGTCTCCCACATCGGGATGCCGTCATATCGACCTTTCCAATTCTCGCAACAGTGGCAACAGAACGAATAGCGATAACCTTGCCGCTCGGCCTCGATGATCCCGGTCGCTTCGCAGACGGAGCACGGGGTCCTCGGATAGTTCATGACCGAAATGTCGTTCGCCATGACCTCGGCCTTGATGGTGATGAACTGTGCGAAGGAAGGAAGACGCTCGCATCTGGAAACCGCCCGATCCACCATCTTCGTCAAAATATCGAGTGAGACCTGCGAAAACTGTTTTTCCCAAAGCGTGTGCCATTCGTCGATCTTCTCCTCGATCTTTCTTCCCTCCGCCGACCCAAAACTCCGATGGAGTCTTTCCATCTCGATTCCAAAATCTATTCTTGAGATCACGATTCACCTCCCTTTCGTTCAAGCTCTTTCTTTTTGGCGCGACGTTCGTAACGTTCCGTCAGCGTCAGGCTTTCCTCAAACGCTTCCCGGATGCAGGCGACTATATTTGTGCCGGGATAGATTTCCTTCTTGGTTTTGCAGAACTCTGCCAAGCCCCTGAAAAAATCCTCTCTGGTCATGTCGCAGAGCAGGTCATACCAGACTGCCGCTCTTTCAGTTGGAATCTCAATGCCTGAAAAAGCCGCGATGAGGATCGCCGTACCTCTGGCGAAGTCGACTTGATCAAGTCTTCGTTTCGCGAGCAAGCCATTCTCTGACGCCTGCGGTACGACGCTCAAAGTCGTTTTTTCCACCTTTCACCTCCATCGGTTTGTCGATCTTGTTGAGCCAGTTCACCACGAACCTGCGGGTTTTCTGTCGGCCCGGATGGGCGAGAAGCCACGAGTCCATCTTGCCGAGTTCGACCCCCACATCGAAATGTCGATAGGCTGGGTTCGTTTTGAAAGCTTCAATAAATTGCTCATCAGTCAGTTTTCCATTTCCCCCATCATCCCCCTTTTCTTTAACTGCACTTTCATCTACAATTTCAGTTTCATTTTCATTTGCAGTTGCAGTTTCATTTACATTGTTTTGCCACGTTTTTGCCATAGTGTTTGCTAAAGGTTTGCTATTATTTTGCAATGGCAAAATATCATCTCCATCATCTTGAAAGTTTTTCTTTGAATATCGCGCCTTTGCACCTTTCTTTCCCGCCTTCATTCTTATTGAACTTATCTGTTTTTGCCTCAAAAGTCGCCGAGAAACCACAACGCCAGCCTCATCACGACCAAACACTTTTAGCGATTCAAGTCTAGCAAACGCTTGGCAAACCTCTGGCAAATTTTGACCGAGTATTTTGGCAAGTTCTTCGGGTCCCAAAGGTAGGCCATTGACCATTAAACGACCCCTCTCTTCCGATTCCCACATGAGGAACAAAATCTCCAGCCAAAGGCCCCGTTCGGCCAAGTTCAAAAGGCCGATCGCTGGGTCCTTTTTCCAGTCCCCAATAAAAAACGGCATGGCGGGCAACTTATCGGACGTACATTCCCCCTTTTGTAGTCTCCAAAAAATGCAGGGCCTCACGGGACAAGGCGGTCAATTCCGCCGGACGGAGGCTCCGGTGAGAGAATACATCCGTCCCGTGAGGCCCTGCATTTTTTGGAGTGAGCACCGGAACCCTCATTTAGCTTCGTTAATTTATACAATCCGTCTTTAACGCCTATCGTCGAAAAGTTCAAGGAAAAAAGTCGCCTTTTCCAGCCCTTGTTGGGCTTGAGTTGGCGAGCAAAAGAAAAAAAAGGGGGGATTGCCCCCTCCTCTTTCTTCAAAACTGACTGGCGGGCCGACATTGAATCTTACCTACGCGACGTGAGGTAGTCGGCTCTATCGTTCGGATTTCCGCTTCCGGTTGCAACCTTTCACGGCTCCCTCACGTGTCACATAACGGGGTACGCTAGCCTCCCGCCGCCAGTCATTATATCAACCATTCGATCCCGACTCCATCACCTCCGGTGCCGGTGCTGGTTTCACCCCGATCTTACCAGCAAGCGCGTCCGTCTTGTTCTTCGCGTCCGGGACGACCGTCATGGGCGCGGGAAATGCTTCGTCGAGGGTCGTGTCATTCTCGTCGAGGGCCGTCTTGAGACCCAAGAGGGTTACGAGATGTTCCTCTCCAAGATCGCCGATCCCGTTGACTTCGAGGACGTTCCACACCCGCTTCTCGTCGATCTTTAGCGACTTGATCCAGTCATGCGCCGCCTTGCGCCGCTGGTCGAGGGTCTTGCCTCCGGCGATGACCGCGAGGGCCTTGTTGAGCACCGGCTTGCAGAGGGCGCGGGGGACGACCTTGAACGTCGCATCCCGGTGGGCCTTTGCCAGTGCCGCCTTCGCCACGACGATTCGCATCCGCTCCGAAAACGGCACGCCGCGTTTGTCCACTGTTGATTCGATGATTTCGGACTTTGCGGCGTAGTTGTTTTCGAGGTCGTGAGCGACCGCCTCGACCTTCACATGGCGGGGGGTCTGCTCGATGATCCGGGCACCGACCCGGAGATTGCCGTAACAAGCCCCGACGATCTCGGCCAAGCGGATCGACATCCCCTCGGCGATCTTCTGTTTCCCCGTTTCCGGGTCCTTCCCGACTGGCCTCCGGTAGATGCACCCTTCCGCCGTCTGGTGGTCGATGGACACCATGTCCCCCGCCCGCTTGACGAACGTGTCGAGCGATCTCGGATACCTCTTGGCCGTCGTGATCTGCACGTCCAATTCTGCCCGCTCAATCTCCCCGAGCGGGACGAGAATGTCCGTCATCTCGACGACGACCGGCTTCTCTTCTTTTTTGGTTTGTTCGTTCATGTCATGCTCCTTTCGTTTTGGTTTAATTTCTCCTTTAATTTTTTCTTGTAGATCGCATTTCTCTCATTGTGGCATTTTCGGCACTGCCTGTGGTTGGAAGTTCTTTTTAAGTAAGTATTTTTGGCGGTGAATAGATGCCCATTGGAACAGAATTGTTTTCTCGAATTTCTTGCTGGCGACCCAAAACCTCTCAAGATATTTTCTTTATTTGTCACCGGCTCAAGATGATCTGGATTGAAGCACTTTATGTTTCTGCACAAATGATTCAACACCATTCCCATCGGGATTTTTTTAACAATAGCTTCATAAATAACCCGATGAACCTTCTCTTGTTTCTTTGTCGTCCAGATCGTCGGATAACCATTTGAGCGAAAATTTCCCCTATATTCCCAACAAGAGCCGACAATAATTCTTCTGGAAAAAATCCTTTCCATCGGAGTCTTGTTGCTCCTGAAATTATCACCCCTCATTTTTTGTTCCTATTTTTTTGAAACGAACCGTCCGAAACGTCGCTTCTGGAATGATGCGTTCCTTTCGGACCTGTTCAAGATAAGTTAGTTCTCCAAAAGAACAGGTTCCGCGTTCTGCGTCCCCCAGCATGGCGAGGACTTGGCGTTGCAACTCCTCCTTCGCCTTGTCCGCCTTGGTCGATGCCTCCCTTGCTTCGAGCCATGTCTGCACGACGGCTCCCTCGATGGGGATCGTTTTCGGTTCTCGCCTGATCTTCTTGATGGTGTCGAGGGTCGGGAAGCTGTCCGGCGGGGGTGTTTTGGTCTCGACGTATTGCCGCCAGAAGGTCACTTCCCTGTCCTCCAAGTGCCGGATGATGTCGTCGTTCCGGTCGATCCGATAGTATCGGAAGCCGACGCCACCCATCAGCACGGGCACCCATACGATTTGAATCTCCGGGAGCACCGCCATCTGATGTTGGCACTGAATGATGACCCGGTCCGGCACCTCGTCCGTCCCGATCTCGCCCCACTCATCCTTGTTCAAGCGACCGATGATCCCCGTGGTCTTTGCCTCAACCGCTTCGGGAAGGCCGGGAATGAGGGCATCAAACGACGCCGCCATGATCCCGTTGGCATGAACCCTGCTCTGGTTTTTCAGGAGTTTTTTTCCTTCTGATTTTGCGAACCAGTCGAGGACCGCTTGCTCGCACATGTTCCCGACGATGATCGCGTCATTCTGCGGGTCGCTGTCCTTCTCGCTCGGGGGATTGATCTTGTCATAGTACACGTCTGCCGCCGTCTTCCACGGATTGACCCCTACAAGAGCGGGGGCATCCGAACTGCCGAGGTACTTCCTTCGCTTCTCACGCTGATTGTCTGTGATCGGCATTTTTTCTCCCTTCATTTTTATAGTTGGGATTTCTGGAACCTTTGAGAGATCGCCCTTTTTCAATCATGTCTCGTGAATTGTCGGCGTAGGTTCCTAAAAATAGGTGGTCTGGATTGACACAAATACGATTGTCACAACGATGACAAACAATAATCCCGTCGGGGATGACGCCTCTCAATAATTGAAAAATAACTCGATGGGCGGTTGTTCGAATGCCTTGGTATAAAATCTGAGCATACCCCAAACCAGCACGTCCCTTGTTGTTCCAGTTCCAGCAGTTACTTTTATTTACCGTAACCAGTTCAAGAAGACGTTCTCTTGTCAGTCCATTGTAACGTCCTTTGCGACCTCCCCGCGTGTTAGGCATTGTCTCCTCCCTTCAGTTGTTGTAGATTGGAACCGACCGCCACCATGGCGGTTAGGACCCTCCTTTCAGTAAGAATCCCCGTCGTTTCCCCGGCGGGGGTTCTTTATTCACTGAAAAAAAACTCGGGTTGTTTCCTCAAAACCTGACAGATCAACATGAGATACCGGCCCGACGGCAAGTGTCCGTTGGCCCAATTGCAGACCAGTTGTTTGCTCGCCGTGGGAACCGATTCCCCGATCTTGCGCGTGAACTCGGCAAGGGTGTAGCCCTGCGAAAGATACTCGCGCTTGAATCGAAAGCCGTTGAATCTCATGGATTTCATACATCGTCATTTACCCTTTCCGTGCCATAAGGTCAAGACTTATTTAATGCAATCCGCCCGCCGTATGCTCGGTCAGGGCCCACAATTTCCGGTTGACTCTGACTTGCTCATTGATCGACCCGACCGCTCGGGTATGCCCGTGCTTCTGCTTGCCCGTGACCAACCGATAGGCCAATCCACCCTTGGTCAAGTTCTCCTGCACGCGGTTGAAGGTCGTCCAAAGATCGGCCTTGTCATCATCCTTGCGGCGGACTCTTAGGAGATCGCGGGGCCCGACAGGGGCTTCCCCATTATCCCACTTGATCGCCAAGGCGGCCATCGCATAGGACTCCATCTGCGAGCCCGTCAACGACAAGCCCTGCCATTGGGACACCCGTTGTCCGAGCAAAGGAACAGACTCGGCAACCGCTCGGGCGGCAATCAAAACTCCCTCTCCCCGCGCCCCGAAGTGAGTCAATCGGATCGCCGCAAAGGTCGATTCAGCGACGATGATTCCATTCAAGCAGACCTTCCGAAACAGTCCTGCCATCATCACGAAGGCCGAGGCCCGATTGTGCGAATTGATGACGATCAGTTCGGGGACGATCCCCTGTCCGACTTCCGGGATGCTCGGGTGCCGCAAGCGAATGAGGTGCTTCTGAAACCCGTCAAACTCGGTCTTGCGGACCCGAGCCTGCTGGGCGGTTGAGACGGCCCAGCGATCTTTCTCAAGGGCGTGCAGGACTTCCTTCGTCGAGATGAAGCGATATTTCTCGCTCACCCCCCTGTACGGCTGTAAAGCTGTGATGCTATTCGGCAGTTGGGTTTCCATAGATGCTCCTTTCGGTTGTTGGTTGGCAGATCGTTTGTCGGTCTGTCTTGCGGAACTGTGCGGCCAGCAGGTGCGCCCCCAAATAACTGACGACCAAGATCGTCATCACCATGAGCAACAGCCGCCCGATCCGGCTGGCCTTCCCTTGATGAGGATGCCCGCACATGAGGCATCGGCGATTCACTTGACCTCCCAATAGGCGAGGCAAAGATCGCGCTCGCCGTTCTCGCAACCGCACTGGATTTGGTCGGAGTTGTACTTGTTGTCGGTCTCCCAAATCTCGCAGGTGCAGGTCACTTGGACCGTCGGCTGGCCGACCGAATTTTGGAACAAGACATCAAAGTCGAAGGTCTCGTCCGGGTAGATCGCCGCGGTGAAGGCCAGACCACCGCCGGAGGTCTCGAAGTCGATCTCGTCGCCGTGCGAGTAGGCCCGAATGATCTTCGGGAAGTTGTACTCGCACTTGTCCGCGACCATCCAATAGTCGGCGTTGAAGTCCACCGCCTGATAGGTGCCGAGGAAATAGGCCCCATCAACTCGCTCGTAGTCCTCGATGACGACCCCGCCGCCGGTCTCCTCGTCATCGCCGTTCGTTCCATCGACTTCTCCGCTATCGGTGCCGTCCTCCTCGGTCACGGCCTCGGCCCCGTCATCTTCGGGGCAACTTTCTTCATGTCGCAAGCACTCGGCGAGGTTGATGGTCTCGTCGTCGAGGCCGATCTTGAATCCTCCACAGGCAGGCAGGAGCAAAACTCCGACCGCCAGCATGATTAGTGTCTTCATAGGTCCCCCTTTCCGGTTTCTTCGATCAGGCACGACAGCGCGTAAAGCGCGTTCGCGCGGTTGATATTCTGGTGGTTCGCCGGAGCCGTCTCCGGTAAAATCCTTTTGAGCAGTTTGTGGGCGCGGACGAAGACGAGCATTTTCCCCTCCCACGAGAATGTCCGTCCATCAGCGACCGACTCCAACCCCTCGATGGCGTCTTGCGCCTGCTCGACCCACTCCCCTTCCATCTCAGACTTGAGTTCAAGGAAGAGGACCGCCAGCTTTCGGACTGCGAATTCACGATCAACATGATCCATACAGTTTCCCTCCTTTCGGACCCGGCTCGAATCCGGCAAACTTGCCGTCTCGAATTCGGAGTTCGTCTAGTTGATTATCGCTGTCGAAATAGAAAACGCGCTTGCCGGGAAAGTCGGGAAGCAACCGCCTCTCCCGAACCAGTTTTTCGATCACGGCCTCAGCGTTGTTCGTGACTGTGGGAAATTCGTCCCACGGTCCGATGTCGCGGATGACGATCTTCTCGTGATCATCTTCTTCAACCATGAAATTAGGGCATCGCATGATTCACTCCTTCCTAATCTTCGTCGGGGAGCATGACCGTAATGACTGGTTTGAGGTCATCTCCGGGTCCACATACTGCTTTGAGTTCCACGAGCCGCGCCGGGCCGTGGGTATTCTTGACGTTTAGGGGAAAGGTCAGGACCGTCCCCCGGAAATTGGTTGCCATGATCTTGTGCCGGAGCATGAACAGGATGTCCCAAAGGCGACCGGACTCGTCCTGCAAGCCTTCGAGACCCTTCGGGACCTCGACGTATTTCATCCAGACGGAGCGGGTCAGGGCCACTGGATAGGTAATCCCGGACTCCTTCGCCATCGGCCCGGCATCGACAAGGACCCCGTCCTCGATGGCTTGGGCGCGGGTGTAGCTGTAGATCACTTCTGAGTTTTCAAATAGATGCTTACCCTTCTGGTATTGATCCATGTCCGCCTCCTTTAATTAAGAGTATATTAAAGACGGTTTTAATTGTCTAGTAAAATAACGAGGCTGGAATAGCTATCAAGATCAATACTTTAGCAGGATTATGGAACGTGGAACATTAGTTCTACTCTACGGACGGCGGGAGTTCAAGGCAGGGTGCTGTCAGAAGGACTTCGATGTAGTGCTTGAGGTTTTCGTCGTTAAGAAGGACTGGCTGTATCGTAATGAACCGCCAAGGCGAGCCTTTGGGAAGGCACCGCTCGGCCCCCTCGATTTCAAGGCACTTTCGGACGACGACGGTTTCCAATGCCGGGGGTAGGGATACGGGATAGCTTGGGGGTCTTGGGCGGAATGTTGAGCAACTCGCTACTGCGAGCATCATCAGGACCACGGACAATCTCCAAAACCTTCTTCTGATGGGCCGCATTTAGCTCCTGCTGGGCTTTCATGCCCGTTCTAAGGTCTAGGGCCTCACGCTCGGCGATCTCTCGCCTCAACCGATCCTGCTTGCTTTGGTTCAATTTCCAACGAAACCAGAGACCGAAGATGGTCAATCCGGCACTGACGACAAGGCCGAGGATGGTCATGGTCATTGGTCATCACCGCCCCTTAGCGTTTAGTGAAAGAGCTACCCACGCTTCGAGCGAAATGCGAATGACGCTCGTCGTTTCCGGGTCGAGGATCCCTTTGTAGGCCAGCCCTTCGACCACTCCGAGAAGCACCAGCCCAATTGCGGACCGGAATCCTTTGAGCTTGTTGAGCACCGGGATCGCGTCGAACGCCTTGGCCGCGAGGTCAAACACCCACGGGATGATTTTAAGTAGCATCGGTTCCTCCTACTTCCCTCGATTTTAACTGTGCTTGATAGAAAGCATAAAGTTTCTCGCATTCCTCCAACTGTCCCCGGATGCGATGGGTCATGGCGTCGTCACTCAATCCGCCCGCCTCGCGGTCCTTGAGAGTTTCCGCCAACTGGATAATCCGTCGTTCAAATTCGATCAGAATAACCCACCCCCAGTCAAATTCTCTTGTTTTTTTAGTCCATGATTTGTAAGTTTGAAAAATGCAACTTCAAGGGCGTCACCAACATCATGGATATTGGCGGGTGAAACATCTCGGTTCTTGGATGATGGAGCATAGGCTCGTGATGTCACTCCATCTCGGACGACCGCTCCTTGCCTCAGAAATTGTTCACCATAAAAATAAAAACGGCTTGGATAATCGGCTCGCCAATCTTGAGATAATGACCCGCAAAGACCATGTTCAAAGTCACCGAAAGAATTCACTCGATAGAATTTTTTGTTCATCATGTCGATCCTTCAAGAGCCGTGAATCGTATCAAAATAACCATAGATATTGGCACGGGAAAAACCCGATTTGCCGTGAATGTATGTCTCGCTTGAACAAACAAAGACGATCATTCAACCATCCTACTCCTTTCGAATAGAACTGTCGATAATCTTGTCAGGGCCAGCGGAAGCCGACGATGCGGGATTTGTCGAATGTGGCGATGGAAACCTTGTTGCCTTGGTTGCCTCCGAGGAGGAGGAATGTGCTGGACGAGTCGGTCTCCCTCCGCCCGAAGCCGAGGAAGAAGCCGACATGACCTTGGTTCGGGTTGTTGTTTCGGGAGAGTACGGTCACGCAACCGAAGGCCGGGACGGTCATCTTGTTTCCCCACATGAGCCAAGATCGCGCCCATGCTTTCTTGGTCCCGACCAAGCCTGACTGCTCGACGCAGAAGTTCACGAAAGAAGAGCACCAAGGGGTCTCGTCGTCGTTCGCTTTGAGGTCGGTCGTCTTGTGGTATTCTACGATTCGTTTTTCGTGGTTCGGTCCGGGTATCTCTTCGACGCCGAATTCCTTCTCCGCGATGAGGAGCCACGGGGGGATGGTCAATGTGATGGCGTGACCCATGAGGTCAATTCCTTCTAGCTCTGATAAAGTCGAGTATTTGCCCATGCTCGTCCCGGTTTTGCGATGCGGTGCGATCAAATCCAGCCGTCAAAGTGTCTATCGCATCGCCAAATTTGATCTGCGCCAATGAAACCTCGTGCAGGGCCTTCGTATTGGCGTCAAGCGATCCGGCAAACCGTGCGCTGATGTCGGTGATCTGCAAGTCCTTGCGCCCCGCCGTCTCCATGAAGTGCGTGACGATCTTGTGGACGATCCAGCCGGAGAAGCCGAGGACCGAGACCACGATCAATCCGGCGATCCCGTAAGATTTCAAGACACCGGATGCGATCTCTTCCATTCAGACCCCCTAGTCGGTCGGTCCGGTGAGGGTCGTGAACGAGGCGCAGTACCAAGCGTTCGTCGCCCCACAGAAGCAGAGTTCAGTGGTCGCCCCGCCCGTGTCGATCCGAACCTGATTGAGAGTGCAGGAGCCAGCCGTCAAATCGGCTTGCGTAATGACGGCAAGATCGAGGGTTAAAGTATCGGGCACATCAGCATCCGCGAGGGCCGCGCAACTCAAATCCGCTTGAGCATTGATCGAAGTGGCGAACTGGGTCGGGCCGCAATCCGAGGGATCGGAAGCGAGAGAAGTCGCCGCCGAAGCGAGGTCGATGGTGATGGTGTTCGGAACAGCCGCGTCAGTGAGGGCCGCGCACGTCAGGTTGCCATTGGCCGCGATGATCGTGGCGAATTGGTTCGCAGAACAGTCGGTCGGGTTGGCGGCGAGGGCCGATGCCGTGTCGATGTTCCCGATGATCCCGTCCGGCATAGAGACCTTGCCTCCGCCGGAGGTCACGTCGATCTTCAAGTTTGTGCCGTCGTACTTGATCTCGGCGTTGGGAGTGTTCCCGAACTTGACCGCCCTGTCCCCTGCATACCAGTGATGATCTTTGAATCGCTGGGTGCCGACGAGTTGCGCTAGGGCAAGCGAGCAGACCATCAATGAGGCCAGAGCCAGCCCCAAAACCGATAGTTTTTTCTTCATGGAAATCCTCCTCCTGATTTGTTTACCAGCACAAAAACTGAGCCTTGTCGGAGACGTTATCCCCGGCGGCATAAATCCAGTTCGAGTTGTTCGCCCGGATCGGGAAATTCAAGAGCGTCCCGGTCAACAACTTCATGCCGGGATTGACCCCGGCGGCGTTCGTGACCGTAGAGTCTCCAACATAGATCGCTCCGGCGTTGCCCGGCTTGTTCTGCAAGAGGCACTCGCTCACCTTCTGGTCGGGCAAGGCATAACGTGACGTCCCTGTGACTGCCGCGATGTTGACCTCGCCGGAGACAAGAGGACGACGAAGTTGCGCCTCGGCCTGAAAGCCGATCCCGATCAAGATCAATGAGAAGATGATCCGTTTCATGTTCATGCCTCCGGTACTTCCCGTGTTTGTGCGTTCTGAATCGCCACGGCCACCGCCAACTTCTGCTCATCGGCCGTCAGGTTCGGGCACTTTCCAGAGACGAAGGAAGCCATGTTCGCATCCGATCCAGTGGTGAAGTCCTCCCAAATGGATACGTCTGCTAGGGCATTGATGTCCGTCTCAATCACGTCGATATCGGCCCGCTTGCCGTCGATGAAGGCGGCCATGTCTGTCAAATCCTGCCCACCGGCTCGGATAATATTTGCCTGTTTGAAGACGGGATATTCTGGAAAAATAATCCTATCCGAATAGTGCGTCTTGGCGGAGTTGATAAGAATCGTTTTTAAATCAGAAAGTATCATAGTTCCTCCTAAAATGCCTTGAACTCAAAACTACTTGTGACATTACGAGAACCGTTCGAGAACTCCGAATGAAGCACCTGAGCAACCGCCGTCGCGGAGGTGTTTCTGTATAAAGTCAAATAACCGATCCCGTCTAATAATTGAACCGTTCCTAAATTCGTATATCCCGGAGTTAAGAGATAGGCGGAACCGTTCATCGTATTGGCACTACTCGATGGGTTATTAACATAAGGAAGAACTACTCGACTGACCACGGCCCCAGCACCATCCGCTCCAGCATCGCCTTCTAGATGCAAGTGTACCCTGCACTTCCCATCCCTACCTATTTGATACAAATACGTATTCGTCGTGAAAACAGGAGCAGTACCTCCGTTTGGCGTCATGAAGGTTCCCGCACTGGCTCCGAATTGTCCTAGGACCATCGAGAAATTTCTATGCTCTTGAAACCGTCCGATCCCGTCTCCGTCGTTGATCAGGGCTTGGACGGTCCATTCGTCAGACGAATTTTTTCTCATCCTGAAACTTCCGATACATTCTGCGGTTTTTCCGTCATATGTGGCCAGCGTGAGTCCAGTCGCCAACAGGATCATCCAAGACTGAGAATCGGCGTTTGTATCTCCAAGCTGGGCGAGTTGTCCCGGTTGCGCGATCCTAAATGACGGATTGACGGCGATCGCAAACTTGGCGTTGGCAGACGTGTCGTCTTTATTGATACAATATTTGAAGAATGGACGATCCTGACTCCAAGCAACTCCGGCATCCGAGCCGAAAGTATTGCCGTCGATGTTAGACGACGCCGCAGACCCATCTATAAATGAGTGAGTGTCTGACGCGAAGCGGAGCCTGACGAGTTTTTGCGACGTTCCAACGCCACTACGCATGACGACCCAGCCGACGTTGTAGTTCGACAATGCGTTCCCGTTTGCGCCCACGATCTTGAAGGTGTTGGCCGAATAGGAGAAGGAAAGATTGTAACAACCCTCCCTCAGAGGCGGGACTGCGGACGGAATACTTGACATCTCGCCGAGATAGAAGGTCTCTTGATCGAACGCGATCTGCTTGGTGATCGGCATTTCGAGCCGCTCATAACCGACGCCGAAAACGTCGTTCCCCGCCGTGACCTGCGAGTGCCGGAACAGGATGACTTCATCATCATCATTGTTCAAGGTAAGCGAGGACTCAGCGACGATGGCATACTGACCAGCCGCAAGGTTGGCGTAAGTTCCTTGCAGAGCAAGAGTGACCGGCGAGGCGTTGACCCGATCTAATCTGGCTACGACGACGCTCCCCAACGGTATCGCCAGCGTACCCGCCGCGATCTTGTTAATATAGGCGGCCCCGGCGGTATTCCGAAAGACGATCTCGATGGCCGAAGAGAAAATGACGTTGAACCCATCGAAGTAGACAGGGTTATCGCTCCTGAAAACGAAATTGT